CCTAAGAATAGCTTTCATCCCAGTCTTTCCCGTCATTTGCTTATGAATAGAGCGAGCTCTCTTATTTTTCTTTTCATGAAACCAATCATTCAATTGACGATTTGACTTGCCAACCGCAAAACCTACCTTCCAAAACCAACAACCTTTTCTGTATTCATGCTCAGGATGTAGAAAGACTTTGCAGATCTGATCATCAATACAAAATTTAGTACTCGTAAACTTGCGGCGTACTCGATAAGTCATTGTGGAAGAATTACTAAGACTGATTCAATCAGACCCCCAACTTTGGGAAATAGTTGAACAACTAAAACACCAAGATGAAGAACCTGCTGACTTCTTTCTTAATGTAGCGAATATGTTGTCAGTTGAGCTAGAAGAACTACACCGAACAGACCTAAGCGACAAGCTTGCAGCACTCTTTGGTGGACTACCAGAGCCTGCCTATAAAATGGTGCCATTACTATTGCATGTTGCATTAGATATATGGATGATGAAATCAATTCCCAACCATGAATCAATCAAGGATTGAGCCATGCAAAGCGGATACGTCTTGTGGGATTCCGAAAATCTAAAAGTTCTATGTATCTCTGAGGATAAAAAGAGAGTTGAGTTAGTTGAAGTAAAGAAAACAAATGGATTAAATAAAACTCTCTGTCTCCCAGATTTAACTTCAGCTAAGAACGTAGACGAGAGACTTCGAAAGCTTGGCTTAATCGGAGAACTTGATATAGTGAATGTGGCGAAGCTTTATAAGCATTGTTTTTAATTCATGTTGAGACTAGTACTGGACTGTGAGACTAATGGTCTAGTCCATCAATTAGACAAAGTACACAGCCTTGTACTCAGGGATGTTGATACAAACCACGTTTATAGCTGTTCAGATGAACCAGACTATGAACCAATTCATAATGGCTTATACCTTATATCTCAAGCTGATCTAATCATCGGTCACAATATAATCAACTTCGACTTCAGAGCATTATCAAAAGTTTACCCCAATATTAAGAAGAAACCAGATTGTGTGCTCTGTGACACTCTCATCATGAGTCGTGTCTTATGGCCTGAATTAGAACCCGTAGATGAGAAAAAATTCTCTCATATTGATCCTAAATATAAAGGTAAGCATTCTTTAGGAGCATGGGGTGACAGATTAAATGTTAATAAGTCTGACTTCCCAGTAGAAGATGGCGCTGATAAATGGGATAAGTGGACTCCAGAGATGCAGAAATACTGTGAGAATGACACCCTAGTCTCATTAGAGTTGTACAAATATCTCAATTCTCAGGAATTAGACCCTCGCTGCTACGAACTGGAGCATAATTTTGCAATCTTGATGACCCTTCAGGAGGACTATGGATTTCCTTTTAACGAAAAAGCAGCGTATGCTTTGGTTAACACTCTTAAAACACGACATACAGAAATTGATGAACAGCTACAGAAAGTTTTCCCGCCGATTACAGAAGAAAGGATTTCAGCCAAAACTGGGAAAAGGCTCAAAGACAAAGTCACTACGTTTAACCCCGCTTCGCGTAAACAAACTGCGGATCGGTTACGAGAGCGTTATCCTGAGATTAGATTCAACACAACAGAAAAAGGGAACGTTAAGGTTGATGATGATGTCCTTGAAATCTTGGGTAAAAAATATCCAGAGGCGTCTCTTCTAGCTGAATATCAATTACTTAATAAAAGACTCGGTCAAATAATTGAAGGTAAAGAAGCTTGGCTAAAACATAGTCAAAAATATAAAGACAGCAGAATACATGGATCAGTTATTACAAACGCCTGTGTGTCGGGCAGATGTAGTCATCGAGGTCCCAACATGGCTCAAATCCCTAGAGTTGGTCACCAATACGGCGCAGAATGTAGAGCCTTGTTTTATGCAACTCCTGGATGGCTACTAATAGGAGCTGATGCTAGTGGTTTAGAGCTACGTGCATTAGGTGCTCAACTAGCCTACTTCGACGATGGGGAGTATGCAAAACTAGTTAGTACTGATGACTTTGATATTCATACTCATAATGCAAAACTATTTGGCATATTTGATGGAGAAGGAAAAATAGATAAAAAGACCAGAGAGCTTGCAAAGACTCTAATTTATGCAGTACTTTATGGAGCTGGCGCTCAGAAGTTAGGTTCTATTTTAGATATCTCTTTAAGTGAACAAAAAAGAAAAGAATTAGGCTATGAAACTATCAATACTTTCTACAAAAATTTACCTGCTATTAAAGAATTAAAAGATAAAGTTGATGAACGTGTTTTACAACGAGGATATTTAACTGGAATAGATGGGAGACATTTACAGATCAGATCTCGACATTCCGCTTTAAATCAGCTACTTCAATCAACAGGTGCAATAACAGTTAAAAAAGCTACATGTATCCTATACAAGGATTTGTACGAAGCAGGATTAAAATGGGCTTGTCACTTTGCATTCGTCGCACACATACACGATGAGATTCAGGCCCTTGTAAAACCTCAATTTGAGGATCTTTACAAAAGTTTAGCCATCGACTCTTTTCGTAAGTCGGGAGAATTTTTCAATTTAAAGTGTCCTCTAACTGGCGAAGCCAAATCAGGAAAAAACTGGATGGAGACCCACTAATGAAAAAGAAAAAACACCAAATTAAATCATCTTGGTATTACATCTTCTGGGGAATCATGTCAGCTTCAGTAGTAGCTGGACAAATTTATGTTGGTACCGGCTACAGAGAAATGTCGGAAAGCATAAAAAAGAGCATCATCTTATTTGATCCTCCTTCAACCTCTCCACACATACGTTGAGACATGTTTCTTCCTCATCATCTAAATAACAATGAGAGATACATTCAAAGTAGCGTTCAACCGGATCGTGTGTGTTCATTTCAAAACTTTAGCCCATGTTGTACTAAAAACTTAGTGAGTACAAATCCTCAAAAAATTAAATATGGATAAACACGACATTCCTTTCTTAGGAGATTTTTATACTAAAAGTGAGGTAGACGCCATGGTTGCAGCTGCTGTTGAAGAAGCTAGAGCAATTGATGAAGCATCGATGGCAGAACATAACTTTAAGGCAACAATTATTAGTATGGTTTTAGGATTTATATGTCTAGCACTATTCGTAGATGGATTACTTCGCATACTTGGTATCATTCCACCATTCGCAGGTCTTGACGTTAATATTTTGGATGATATCGCAGAGAAAACTACAAAGATCGTAGAAAAGGATCTAGCTCCAGTACTAAATAAGATTCCTAGAATCTAATCAAACCTGTTATAAAGTCTCCTGCTCTTTTACCTATATCAGTTTCAGGATTATTACTTATACCAAATTGACCAACTTGTAAATCAGGCATAGCTTCAGTTGCCTGATCCAAAGCTGAGCCTTCTTGACCTTGTCCCCAAAGCTGAGCTCCTATAGCAGTCGGACCTGCATAGTTCTTAAGAAAATCCAAACCTCTTAAAACAACTTGACGTCCTAATGGAGTTGGCCCTGACATGAAACCACCTTCATTAGCAGGAACACCTGGTCGAAATCCACGGGTCAGATCCCATCCTCCTTTCACACCTCCTTTACCAAACTTACCTCTCTGCTTCCAGTCATCTATAACAAGATCTTTCAAACTAGCAGCAGCTTCATTAGGAATACGAGTATTCTGTCCTTTAAAAAACCAATTTGTAATAGCGTTAGACATCTTCTTATGCTTTTGGTAGTCCTCCTAAAAGACCTCTTTCTTTTAATCTTCTAATATTTTCCAAATACTTTCTAATATCATCTTGTTTATCCCAATAGGGAGTTGAAAGAGGTGATCTCCCTTTAGCAAGTAGTCTTTCGTCTAAAAAAGTATTTAAAAAATCTAAGGGAACTACTTTTGACTCATCTGTATTTGGATCATAAGTACCTATAGGTCCAAAGCCTTCCCATGGTTTTCCTGTATAAGGACCTACACTTATTTGAGGTATTTCCTGCTTACCAATAGGAAATGGCATATGAGGAGCAAAAGTCATATCACAACACTAAATAAATAGGTATATCTTGTCTATTTTAAATTATCCAAGTACAGTTCTAATGCACGGAAATATCTAATGCCACCACACGCCCCAAAAGAAAAGCCTTTTACCGAGATGTCGAACGAAGAGCTTTTCCAACTACAAAGCGGTTACATAGTTCTACGTAACCACGCCGACTATCATCTCCAAGCAATCCTCAAAGAAATGCAGGTACGCTTAGAACAAAATCTTGTTAAGTAACCATGAACATTATCAACGCCTGCGCCAAGTACACAGGGTACGAAGAAAACATCAAAGCTTTACGTTTTGAAATACCTGGGAAAGGAAAAAATCCTGCTACCCCTCTATTTGTAATTTATAGTTTTGCTGCTCAAGAAACCAGTGCTAATCCTAATGCATTTGAAATAGGATCAAATGTACTAATAACTGGTCGGCTATATCATAGGCTGGTCGAAGGTAAGAAAGACCAAAAAGAAATCGATCCCGAAGATGGTCGTATGTATGTCGTACCTACTCAAGAATTACAGATCAGTCATCCTGACTGTGAACTAAACCAAGTTCAGCTCGCTGGTGGAGTGGGTTGGAGAGGAGATCTAAAAGTACTTCCCAGAGGTAATGGAGTAATCAACTTCCTTCTGCTATGCCAAGCTAGTAAACAGAGGCAAATTAATCACGAATGGGATGATAGTGTCCCCTTTAAAATTGAGGCATGGGGAGAAGAAGCAAAACGATTTGATAAACATGTCTACGTAAGTAGATCACTTGCTCTAGGAGGAGCTTTGAAATTTGACTGCTGGACTGCGAAAGATGGTTCTAAGCAAGGAGGCTATAAAGTTTCAGCAAAGAATGCTCAACACGCATTATTTGGAAAAGGTCAAAAGACTGAAGAGAAAACTGAAACAAAAACTACTCCACAGGTATTTGACTCACCTCATCACCAAGCAATGTCAACACCGCCTGTTAAACCACAAAAAGATGACGATGGCATCCCTTTTTAAAAGCGCTATCCTTTAAACAAACTCAAAAAAATTATGGCTGTATTAGATCGTTTTAAAGATACTGATAAGTATCCTCGTCGTCTTAGAGAAAAATTTGCCACTTTAATTGGCTTACGAGATGAAAAAGCATTATTCCTGAAAAAGGAAGAAATGGATCGCTGCGGTTGGCATGGCGACGTTACTGACTTTCCAAATGCTTCTGAAGAAGAATATGAATTTGGAGATACCACTGTAAAAGATGGAATCATGTTCAGAACTCCACGTCTAATTATGCTCCGAGGTGCTCATAACACTGACCCGACATTCTTAGAGAAGAGTGAAAAAGATCCATTAACCAAGAAAGATAAAGTCACAATCATGGGCTTCTATGAAGACGCTAAATATTTATGGGATAACTGGAAAGAAGAAAACAGAGAGTCTGGTAAGTCTTCACCTTTTAGGGTTAGAAGAATTATGCTTGTTTATCTAGTAAATAAAGATGGAAAACCAGCTCATAATAAACCTTTAGTTCTTTCATTAGGTGGTGGTGCTCAAAAGAATTTCGTAGAAAAATATTCTCAATTCTTAGAGCAACTTGAAAGTTGCTATGCAAAAGCTACCGGAGATACAAACGCTGAAGGTTTTGGAGAAAAAATGTGTGCCTCTGTAATATGGACACCAACCTTTGGTATAACTAAATATGGCGGATTTGATGCAAAGGTTCTTTCGCCAAACAAGTGGGTTGAACCTACTACCACTACAATTGCTAGTTTCTGGCCTAAGAAAGAAGAAGACATAGATAACTATGAAAATATCTACGAATGCTTCCCCGTAGAAGCATATGGCAAAAACTTCTTCAAACAAATGCAAGAAGAAGTAGGTATAAACGCACTCGCTCCAGGGGTCGATATTAGTTCCGCTCCAGTTTTACCAGCTGCTGACTCTTTGGGATCTCGCGATGAAACTGGTGCTCTTGTTGGTGGACTAAAGTAAAACTTGATATGGAGTATTCAACTCTTTATCTAGTCATAACAAAATTGCTGTTCCTCTCCCTCGGAGCTGGGACAGCTTTTTTAATTGTTGGACTAATAGCAACTACTCTTCAAGACTCAGAAGAAGATAGTTTGGAATAAGCTTTCTCAGCTTTCTTAATAATTTTTTGCGCCTTTTCCCTAGAGACACACTTCTCTGCTTTGGTCGCTAACTTGACCAATTTTTTATACTGTTTTGATGAATTCAACCGTCGTAACTTTTCTTAACTACACCTTGAGTTTCTAATTCTGCTAAACGTTTACAAAGACCACGAATAACTGCTTGACGCTGTATCGCTATATGTAACAAATTCATAGCGCCATGCCGTAACTCCTCAATATCCTGTACTTTTTCAATCTGAGTTGAAACAGCTTTAAGAGTAAACTCATCTTCCAAACTAGGGGTTTGGTCAATGGGTTCAAAGGATAGTTCGACTACTTTAAAAGACGACATAGATGAAGAAACCTACCACCTAGTCTACCGAATGTTATTGACAGAGACCGAACTAAGATTAAAATCGGATCAAAGACTAAAGTATGAATGGCAAAAGCTGCTTGGACAGATGGTAAAAAGCAAAGCGATGCAATACCAAAAAAGACTTCAATAGGAGAAGGTAGACGTAAACGTGGATCATATTCATGGAAAGGTAAAAAGAAATATAGAGGTCAAGGAAAATAATGGCAGATCCTATCTCTTATCTTCGACTATTAGAAGAAGGTGAACAGATTGACTATCTATTAAAATCACCAGACGTAACTGACGAAGAAAAAGAGGAGCTGGAATACATATGGAACTCGCTTAAATCTAGAAAAGAATCAAAATTTGACGCCATTATTGGGGTTATTAAGGAGTGCGATAAATATATGGATCAACTAGAAACAGAGATAAAAGAGATAAAAAATAACTATGAGCACTGGAAAAAGAAGAGGGCTAATGTTATTAACATCATTAAAATGGCATATGAAAAACAATTAATAAGTTCAAAACCAACTGGAACAAAATATCAAGCAACTATTAGACCAACAAAAACAAAATTAATTGATAACTTTGATAAATGGACTCGTAACGAAAAAGAAAATTTCGGACTCTATAAAAGAACTGTAATCACCAGAGCAATTGATAATTCAATCATCAATCAAAAGCAAGAAGAACTCCCAGATAAAGAAAGAATCAGAAAGGTACTAACTGATCATCCAAAGGAAGCTCCTGCTACTGCACGACTAGTCCAGCGAGTCTCACTTGTTTATGGTCTAAGGAAGAGAATTAAAAAAGGAGTATAAAGATCTTGAAAGCAAGACCTCAAACTGTCATATTATTAATAAAGAGCCTATTTCCCAGATGTATTCATTACTCTGTGTACCATTCTCAGCTCACCGTCTAATCGTTTCCATTGCACACTCGCAAGATTACATCTCCCCTAAATCTTGGTCAGTTTATATAACTGAAGAAGGTGCTTTCGACTTCCCAGAAACACTACTTCAGAAACTTAATTGGTCTGTAGGTGATGAAATTGAATGGATTGACAAGGACAACGGCACATTCACTCTTACTAAAATCAATGGAACCGCATCGAAAAAAAATGTATCACGATTTAATCGAAGAATCCGCCAAAAGAAAGGACGAAGGATCTCAGTGGACTCTTAAGCCACCTAAAAGGCCAAGTCAGAAAGACATCGAAGCGGCAAAGTTCAAAGGGAACGTTGACGAACAGTACAGACTGTTTGATCGCTAAAGATTAGGGCAGATAAGGTAGTCTTGTTGTTGCAATCCAGCAGTGAGACAATCAAAAAAACTTCGGTATCGAGGAGGACCATCGGAAATCCTCGATTCAATAATATTTTCTGATTATGAAATAAAAAGTTTAAAACATGGGAACACAGGACACATCCTTTTTAAATTTCCAAGCAAAGCCTATAACTGGGAAGGATGTTGGACTATGGATCTTCAAACAGCAAAAAGTGGAATCCTGAAGTACCAAGAACATTTAAAGAATCCCGATAAAAAAGAAGAGTAAGACAACCGTAGAATCAACAATACACAGAAAAAAAATGAAGACAAACCTCATGGATGATCTAGCAAAAGACATCCATACCTACCTACTGGAAGTCTCAACTGATTTCGAAGGGAACCACTTAGTTCTTATACCTATCACAGAAGTGGTTAAAAAATTTGGGCGCAACCATAGGACTATTCAACGTCGTATACACGCTCTTAAAGATGAAGGTCTTCTAACTCCTGTAATTAGAAGAAGTACCATCTCTCTATACCACATTCGCAATTTAGAGGATTAATTATGCCCGAACAGTCCACACCTGATCCAAATCTAGAACACTTAGATTTCCTTGTTTCGTCCTTTACCGATAATGGAAAATCATTACGTGCTTTCACCATCAATCCTCAAGAATTAGCAATTACTATCTTGACTTCTGGTTTACTAGCCAATTCTAAATTAATGATAAGTCCTGACGATGCTATTAAGTCTGCATTCGATATTCATGCGAGAATTCAAGCACACGTAGGACAATTTCAAAACATGCAATTTGCTGCAAAAATTGAAAATTGCTTTACTGAAAGACCCCCAGAAGTAGAACACGACTAATGAAAACTAAACCAGAACTCATTCTGACAACACCTCAAGGAGGTACTGTTCATACCTATCCTTTAACAGGAGGTAAAACAACATTTGAGAGATATTTAAGTTGTTATATAGGCAGCTGCAAGTTCTTCAACAACATAGAAGAAGCTAAAAAACATCTAATAGATATCGAACCGAAAGATTGAGCAAGATTTAGGAGGGTTATTCTCCTTAAGACCTACATATCGAGCGACGTGTCAAATAATGATTTGGATTATCGCTCTGAAGGAGATACTCGATTAACAATTGATGGATCGAGACATTACAAAACACCTTATGGTGCTCTTCCATCAGTTACAACAATCTTATCGGCTACTTCAGGAAATAAAGCTGCTTTAGAAAGATGGGCAAAGAAAAATCCAGGTGGAAGAGAAGCTGCTGCAGCTAGAGGAACTAAAGTTCATTCTTTAATGGAAGAATATCTATTAGGTATTGATAAAGACCCACAAATAGAAGATCCAGAAATTGCAGAATTTTGGGATGGGCTATCAGATAACTTAGATAAATTAGAAAACGTTGTCTGGGCAGAAAATCCTGCTAATCCTGACGATTATGGTTGGACAATGGGAGGGGATGGCATATCAAGAGTATGGCATCCTGGTGTTGATAAAAATCAAACACAAGGTTGGGCTGGAGCACCAGATATAGTTGCAGAGTACAAGGGACAATTAGTACTTGGAGATTTAAAGACTAGTAACGGACCTTATTACTCAAGGTGGCCTGGATCTGATACGCCAAAAAATGAATATGGCAAGAGAAGAGCTGGATTTATGAAATATTCAAAGTGTCAATTACAACTTGCAGCTTATGCATTAGCCCTAGAACACACCATCGGACTCAAACCTGAATTATGCATGACTTTCGTTGCAACACGAGAAAACAGTCAAGTATTTGTAATTCAAAACACAACAATTGAAAAATATAAACAGAAATGGCTAGATACAGTGGATAAGTATTACAACGAAATTTTACCTGCCAAAGAAAAGGCACAAGTCGAGATGGAAGGTATAGACGGGGATAAAGAGAAAAGTTGAAGGATAAATAAATTTCCTATAAATTGGTTATACAGCACACCTAGCGTTTTCGCGAAAAAGAGCTACGCTACTTCTGGTGTTATTACCGAAATATACGAAAAGACAAGAACGTGCCTACTGCCTCACAAGAACCAAAACGTCCCGATAATCATCTAGAACCAGGTGAAATTAATCTTGACCTAATACCTGCCCACTGGCCTCTAACTCCGCTAAGGGATAAAAGAGCATATATTGCTGGTTGGACTTCTCAACCATATAGTATTGAGCGTATTCGCCAAGAATTAGAAGACGGTGTTGCAACTGGCGTAGGACTTATAAGTGGACAGTGGTCTAATGAAGGTGGACTTGTATGGATAGATATAGATGGTCCTGACGCAATACCAGAGCTTGAAAAATTAGCTGGTGGACCTTTAAATGAAATATTTCCTCGCACATTAACTGTTTCCTCTGGTAAAGAAGGGCGTCAAAGAATGCTATTCAGCATTCCCTCTTCAAAACTTTCCTTATTACCGGATAAAGCAACTATTAAAATTGGGATTCCCTCTTTTGAAATTCTTTTTCGCTCTCGTCAAGGAGCAATTATGGGAAGCCATCCCGATACAGATGGCTATTACACTACTCCTCATGGTGGCTTTGAATATGCAAAAAATCCTCCTGAGCTCCCTCAATGGATATATGATGCGATTGCTAAAAAATTCCCAACTAATAAATATCGTAAATCGCCATCCGTTGGTGTTGTTACTCAACAAGTAAATCTAAGTTATGAAGATGGTTCAGAGTATCAAAAAGAAGATCTATTAAATGAAGCCAAACTTTACTTAGATCACCTTAACCCAGAACGTGCAATTGATTATGAAGAATGGATAATTATTGGCTGTGCGTTGCATCAAATTGATGAAACTCTTTTACAAGACTGGGTTGACTGGTCTTCAGAAGCTCCTAATTTTGAAGTTGGTGTTTGTGAAAAGAAATGGAATACATTTGAACGCATACCTGGAGGACCAGCTCCAGAAGGTGGGGCAGGTCTTCACACACTTAGAGCAAAAGCAAAAGAGGATGGTTTTGTAGAATTTGGTGGCTTTGTAGTTGAGTCTTCTCCAGAAGTCTTAGCTCAAAGAGCAAAGGCTTTATTTAAAGGAGAAGGAGAAACAAAAAAAGGAGGTATAGCCAATTTGAATACGGCCTTAAAAGAGATAATTGGTATTCCTTCAAAAGAAGAAAAAGAAAAAGTCGAACAATCACTTAAAGGCAAAAGACCGAAAACTCCACCAGCATCAGAGCTCGCTGATTTCGTCACAGGGATGGTGATTGAATGTGGATGGAGATATGATCCTAAGTTTGATACCTTTATGTTTTATCAAAAAAATAAAGGAACTTGGAGACGAGAAGAATATCGCCATGAATACAAACACTTCGTACAAGATCTCTTTTTAAGGGAAAATATTCCTACACCAGGAGGTTTTACTTCACATCTACTTAGTGATGTCGTCAACTTAACTCAGGCTTATATTACCCACACGTACTGGGATGATGACGATGATCGCCTAGCTTTTAAAAATGGAGTGCTTGAAATAAGTACTGGAGAATTTCTTGATCATAATCCCGAACATTATCTAACATGGGGTCTAGATTTTGACTATGAACCTAAAGCAAGTCCAGGTCCTATCATCGACTGGTTGAAGCGTACACAGTATGGAGATGAGGAAAGGGTACAAGTCCTACGAGCTTGGCTTAAAGCTTGCCTGATCGGTCAGGGACATGAACTACAACGATTTTTAGAAGTCATTGGACCAGGTGGTAGAGGTAAGTCAACTTTCGCAAATCTATGTTGTGCTTTAGTAGGACATGGTAACTACGCCAGTACAACCTTAAACCAACTAGAACAAAGTCGATTTGAAGTTGCCTCTATTAAAGGTAAGAGACTTACTTTAATTAATGACTCAGAACGTTATGGTGGATCAGCCCAAATCTTTAAAGCACTAACTGGAGGAGATAACCTCAGATTTGAAGAGAAAAATAAAAATGTTGGGGAACCTTTCGTCTATACAGGCATGGTCATGGTCTGTGCAAATGAACCAATTCAAACAACAGATAACACTTCTGGACTAACAAGAAGACGTTTAACCATTGAATTTAATCGCTCATTATGGGATAAAAATTCTGAAGCAAAAGAAATGATAAAAGTCGAAGGCGGAGTAGTAAAGGGCTTATGGAAGAACTTTTTACCTGGCTTAGTTAACTGGGTATTAAGTATGAAAACCGAAGAAATGCGTGAATATCTACTAGATACCTATGAAAAAGTCCACTCATTAAAAAGAGTACGTAATGAAATTCTACTTAATAGTAATAACCTAGTTGAATGGCTACAATCGGAAATAATTCATCAACCAAATATTGTTTCTTCTGTAGGTAAGAAAATTCCAGCTGCTAAAGATGCTAAAGAAAGATACTGCAATAGTAATTTTCACCTATATGCCAGCTACTGCTCCTATTGTGAGGATACAGGCTCAAAACCAGTAGGTCAGAAACGCTTTATTGCTCTCCTTCTTGATTGCTGTAAGAACCAATTAGATCTAAAAAATGTAAGTCACTTTACTAAGCAAGGACGACCATTTATCAAGGGTTTAGCCGTTAGAAAGTCTGATCAAAAACACGAAGCATCTCCAACCATACTGCCAGAAAATAAATTGGCATAGTCAAAACCCTTACTACATCTGGGTTTTTAGATGTTAGTTTAGGAAGGTCTTAGATATTTTTGATCAAAAAAACAATGATTAAACCTTTAATTTTTGCAGCTGCTACTGCTTCTCTAGCTGCTCCTTCTGCTTTCGCTGGTGGACTTTATGCCAACGTTGAAAGCAATCAGTCCTTCACTGGTACAAATTTTACTGAAGCTGTTACAGACGTACATATCGGCTACGAAGGTGGTGCAGATGCTTTTGGATATTATGTACAAGGTGGTCCAGCTATTGTTGCTGCTGATGGTGTTGATAGTGACTGGAGATTTTCTGGTAAAGCTGGAGCTTCTATAGCTGCTACTGAGAAGCTTGATTTCTATGGTGAGCTTTCAGTTTTAACTGCAGATGCAGACACCAACGATGATAAAACTTGGGGAACAAAACTTGGAGCTAAATACAAGTTCTAATTCCAACTTTTAAGAGTAAAATAAAGCCTGCTAGTACTCCACTAGTGGGCTTTTTTATGACCTATCAAGCACTACCTAACCAACTACATGTAAAAGATAGTCCTATAGCAGGACAAGGGATTTTCGCTAAAGAAAATGTACCAGCTGGACATGAATTAGGAATGTCTCACATCATTCACAATGATGAAATTTATAGGACACCTTTAGGAGGTTTTATTAACCATTCTGATGATCCTAATTGTCAAAAATATCCAAAAGATCAGTTTTATTTCATTAAAACTATTAAAGAAATAAAAGAAGGAGACGAATTATTCTTGAATTATACTTTTTACAAGATTAATTAGTAATAACCGTACTTGGTCTGTAGGTATTTATACCTATTTGTAACAAAACTTAATGTAATATAAAGGGGTGAATATTTTACAAAAATTTAATCATGACTCCTGAAGCAGAAAAGTTCAATGGCTGGGCAGCAATGCTCGGTGTCGTAGCAGCACTAGGTGCATATGCTACAACTGGTCAAATTATTCCTGGAATCTTTTAAAATGGATTCTCATATAACAACTGAATACGGTAAACAAAATATCTTCGCAAAAGAAGTTCAACCTAGAATCAGCGAAGAATACAAAGGATACATTGAAGAAGCTGAACTAGCTAACTCTCGGTGGGCCATGATTGGATTTGTTGCTTTACTAGGAGCATATCTAACAACTGGTCAAGTTATCCCTGGTATTTTCTAAGATGGATAACTCTAACGCAGCTATTTGGTCAAGAGCAAATGGCAGGTTTGCAATGATGGCATTTTGGGTACTCATCGCTGCTTACACTAAATTCACATACTTCACATAATCACCTATTCGTGATTAAACCTAAATGTCAGACGTTCAGTTAGCATTATTTTTTCCTTATCTTCCTGTTGTCGTCTTACTCATCATCTACTTTGCCTCTGGTGCAGATATAGATGATGATGACGACGATTCTCAGGGAGGTAAAGGAATATTTCAACCTATCTATGCACCAAGTCCTACTTCATAATCACTATATTAAGTGACTATAAGGTAGGTAAATAATTCTTGGTATTTAGTAAATGGAAAGTGCAGTTCATGCCTGGCAAAACCTAAGTTGGTTTGACGGCTTCATGTTCTCAGTTTGGCTTGGTATTTTGTACTACGGCAAACTGAGAATTGATCTGCACTTTTATAGAAAACGTAAATAATTAAGGTGTTGAATCCTTATTAGCTACTAGAAATGCGGTAAAGTCAGCTTTGACTTGTGTAGTCCATGCAGCGTTGCAGATTGCCTGAACATCTGCATCTTCTCCACTGATATCTGTATCAACTAGGTTGTCACTTGCATCAAGTGTTCCTGGTGTCAATACTTTCCTACTAAAGGTACGAGAAACCTCTTTCCCATCATCTTTAATAATGGTTGCATTTCTGACTTGTATATTCCATTTTGCAACGATCTCTATTTTGTCGTTCTCTTGTGTTTTTGTTAATGCCATTTAGGGACGTTCTCCGAACGAAACAGGTTTACGGCGTAGTTTAGAGACTTGCTAACGGTCTATAGGTTTAAGCAGCTTTATACCAAATAAGTCCTCTGAGATTACTGTTATTATTAAAATTAGAGTTATTCACATAACTACTACTTGCAGCAGAACCATTGTCATACATTACTGCTGTAGTTAAATTATAAGAATTATATAGATATGGTCTTCCCTCAAGACTCGACATATTTCCATAGTAGATTACTTCTCCATTAATTCTTGTTCCACTATCATTTAAAGATGTATAAGGTAAGTTAGTTATTCGACAAGTACCAGTACTACTACCTACATCACTTACATTTATAACAAATTCAGCAATAATTTCTCTACCTATTTTTGTATAACGACCTTGAGCTGTACCTAAAACCAAACCTGTAGTACCACTACCAAACGATAGCCCAGGTGTCCACGTTCCCTCCTCATAATCGTCTAAGAGTTCCTGATTAGCTGTGCCTGAACCATCACCTGTAGCACTAAAGTCAATACCTTTACCATTTATAAATTTTAGGTTTCCAGTTGGTAATTCAACATCTCCGTCATCAAGACACTTTAAATTGTATCTACCATTAACTCTGTCATATACTCCAAAGTTTCCTGCCTGACCGTATAGATTCCATTTCTCAACTTCATCATCTGAAAAGGTGATTACTCCACCAGTAGTTCCACTAAGTTCTAAACCTATGTAAGTTGCTGCTCCTCTAGGGTTGTCAGTACCTATACCTACGCTTCCGTCATGTGTGATCCTCATACGCTCATTTAGCGTAGTTGTATCATCATCAGTCGTATGGAAAGCTAACGCAGTTCCTTTTGCACTTGCTGTATGATTTTGATCTGCATAAGTTCTAATTGACGCAGTAGCAGCACCTGTTGAATCATTATTATCCTTAATCCAAAAATCTATACCTGATAAATAATCTCCATCAGAAGCAGCAGCATCAGTATTACCAAGAGTTAAAGTTGTACCCTCTACATCTTGAACATGAAGTTGAGATTGTATCCCTGTAGTTAACCCTATACCAACTTTTCCATCAGCCAGAATTGTCAACCGATCATATAAAGTTCCACCTGTTCTAGTTTGAAATCGTAATTGACCATTATCAGCAGAAACAGAAAGACCTTTTATCGTGCCAAATGCTTTTGTTGCTTCATTACTATCTTTACCCTGAAAAGAAATTTGACAACCAGTATTAGCAGCATATGCAGAACTATCCCTCAAAGTAAGTCCAGCCGTATCAGCATTACTTAAAAGGGTCGTTCCATCATAGGTAAGATTTGCCTCACCTTGAATAGCATGAGCACCAGTAACTGTAGTAATTGTGTTATTAGTCGATCCTGTTAATACAGCTTTAGTATCTGCATACGCTTTAATTGACTGCTGACTAGCAGGCTGAGTAGCACTATTACTAGACATATTATCTTCGTCTAGTAAGTTTGACTGAGTATCAGAAGCCCACCCTAAATTCCCTGAACCATCTGTTTTTAAGAGCTGGTTAGCTGAACCATCAGCTGCAGGAAGACTCCAAACTAAATTACTACTTACAGTCGATGGTGCTTGTAAACCTACATAATGTGAACCATCGGCATCTTTAAATCTAACGTCAGCTGGAAAAGCAAAATCTCCACTATTAGCAATCTTTGAAGGTGTAACTGAAGCGTCAGCTGGTGAGTTGATGTCAGAAGTATCACCTTGAATCATTCCCCAGAAACTTAAAGTAGAAGCAGGAGCAGTCGTAAAGGTAATGACAGCATCGGCTACTGTAAAATCTGTACCTGGTTTCTGTAGAACACCACCGAGGATTATCCACAGTTGGTTAACACTTGCTGGAGGAGATGATGAACTCGATACCGTTAAATTGAAAGCAGTTGTACTTCCATTGAAACTACTTGAGATGTCATCAAGAATACGATTTTGTCCTCGTACAAGTTGTCTACCGATGTATGCCATTTAAATATCAAACAAGAAGATACTCACTCTTTGCAGAGCTTTCTCCTCATTGTAAGATCACTAACTCGTAACTCTGAGACGTACTAACGATCTAGTTAATTAAGTATCAGTTTTATAAGTAATCGAGCCTATTATGCCTTGTTCATTACTACCAGAAGTGTCATCTACTTCTTGTCGTACCCACACAGCGTCATCTACAGTACCATACATCGACAGTAAACTTGCACCAGAACCTATATATAAAACATTATTTTTAACAGTATCATTTATATTCATACGTTTTATGAAAACAGCACCACACGCATAATTACCAACTCTAGATGCAAATGGAAGATCGTATATCTCCCAATAACCTCCAGCACCTGTAAGGGTATAAGATACATAAACAGTAAGTGTAACTACATCGCCTATTCTTGTGTACCGACCAACAGTATTAGATGCACTGTATGTACCAGCAGTTGTATGACCACGTGCTTTTGGAGTCCATGAGCCCTCTTCATAATGGTCCAAAACTTCCCCATCAGTTCCTACTGTTACACCTGTAGCAGAAGAAGCAGTCTGATCACTAAAGTCAATACCGTGACCAGCCGCTACAACTAGGTTTCCATCATTAATTTCAACATTTCCACTTGGTTTAATTGTAAGATAGGTAGTCGAAGACGTACCGCCAGCATTCACACCAAATTCCAGTTTTGTAGGACAATTATTACTACTGAAATTGCCATCTGCTTTTGCTACTATCTCAGCACAACCATTTGCAGTATCTGTTCCATCAGATCCCACCCAAAAGATTTGTCCAAGACGTTCATTGCTAGTACAAGCAGTTTGATTACCTATCGTTCCATTTCTACTTTTACTAAAGGTTAAAAATGAACACCAATCATCAACACTAAATCTAGATAAAGTTAATGAGCTATTATCTGAAGTTGTACCTGTAACTTGTAAAGCTGCTTCAATTCCACCAACATCTGTTGTTGCAGTATGTCCTATTAATAAACGACCACTCGAATCGATGCGCATTTTTTCTGCGTGTCCACCAGAAGAAATACATAAATCTCCAGCAGCTCTTATTCCAAAATCACCTGAGTCTGCACCTCCTGATAAAATTTCTGCACCAGAGCCAATCATTCCAAGTTCTGCTCCATTTGCACCTAATTTGAAATTTATATAAGATCCAGTAGCTTTAGTTGATTTAAATAAAGCTAATTCCGAATTACTATCTTCTACATGAAGTTTTCTAAGAGGACTTGTTGTACCTATACCTACGTTGCCACCATTTAAATAAGAAACACCATTAGATCTCAATAGTATTCCTATAGTCCCACCATCTTGATGAACACCTATAACTCCATCACCAGTAGAAGTTTGAGATAATGAGCTAGAAATATTTCCATTATCATTAAAAGCTTCAATCGTGTTTAAATTTGAATCATCACTGTTATGGACAGATAATTTTCCTGTTGGACTTGCTATACCTAAACCTACTCTGCCAGCCGCCGTTAGCCTCATCCTTTCTTTAAAACTTGTATTCCTAGTTGCAAAAACTAAATCAGCTTTATATTCACCTGTATAGAGTGCGGATATCCTTGCGGTACCTTGTCTTCCTCCCGCTGATCTTTCACCCGCATGGAAATGAATACCTGCAAAGCCATCGTCTGTACCAGTTGTATTGTTTCTTAGATTTAACTCATGAGCGTAAGGTGTATATGAATAGACACCACTATCTGCTGATGTAAAAGGATATGCAGTTGTTGATGTATCTCTAACATCTAATATTGTGGCTGGCCCCGTGGTCCCTATACCAACCTCCTGAGACGCATCAACAGTTAAAGCAGCAGTACCACCAGTAACTATTTGAAGCGTATCGGCAGCAGATCTTTGTAAGTAAGTATTTGTATCATCACCAAACTGCAGACTTCCCGTTATGTTGACGCCGTCCGTAACCGTGTTTAGCTTCTCTCCATTGTCAAAGTATAATCTAACCTCTCCATTAGCTAATGCAGTGATAATATTTTCATCATTAGCATTATTATTGACTGTAAAACTATCAGTTGCTAATTGTAAGTAACCTGTACTGTTTTTAATTACTGAATTTGATCCTGAATGATATACCTCTAAGTCTGACCCTGCACCAAAAACAGCTTTTGCATTATCTGCAAACTCAAGAGCGTTATCCGATTTATCCCAAACAACGTTATAACTTGACCCAGTAAGCGTTAAATCTCCATCAAAAACTGAAGCTCCTGTCACAGATAGAGGATTACTTGGCGAGCTATCTCCTATCCCTACATTGCCTCCTGTGAAATAAATATTGCTACCACTAGTTGTCCATTGTCCAGCTGGATCAGCTATCCAACTTAAAGTTCCACTACCATCCGTAGCTAATACGTAATTTGCACTTCCATCTGCGGCAGGCAGAGTCCAAGTCACATTGCTCGAAACCGTAGCTGGTGCCTTGAAAGCTACATAATGACTTGAGTCAGTATCAGCAAAACGTAAAGAGTTTCGTGCGTCAAGTTGAACGTTATCCTTGATATTGTCAAGTAACTGGGCTTTTGTTTGTGACATCTACCAACTAATTTCTAATCTATATATTCAATTTTACGCTTACAAAATCTAGTCTTTTACCTTAATAAGCTTGGTGTTATGCCAAATTCCTCGTAGCCGTAAGGTGTAATATCAGATCCATCAGTAGCTTCACCATGACTATACATACTTCCAGTTGGAATATCTGTTCCTGATTGGCTATATGAAGATGATCCACTTCTATACGTCTTCCATTTAGACGCCTTATCTTTAGCTTCGTCCCAACCTCCGTTTGCCATTACTGCTGGAAAGTCATTGTCACCCATTACTACGCACCTAGTCTATTAAGAAAATCGTCAACTCTTTCTCCCACACCTGGCTCCTGAGAAGCAGCATTCATGGGATTAATTTTCTGAGCCGCTTTCATATTAGCCTGAGCATAAGGAGCACTAACGGATTGACCTTGTGTTGCATATCCACCAGGTAACTTCGATTGTCTACGGGGATCACCGAGATCCTCAGGCATCCCTAATCCAGATGGATCAAATCCTGAATTTAACACTTTCTATTAACAACGTTCTTATAATAATATCATCGGGAAATTGTAGATAAAATGACGACTTTGCCCCACGGAACAACAATTGAAATCCTCGGAGATAAAGGTTTATATCAACACCGCGTCTGCTGCCCCGGAGGTGGAATCTGTCGGATAGCAAGAGACTCATACGAAGCCGATGATTTTGCCCAACTTTATGAATCTATGTTCAATTATCGTTAAATTTAGGTAGGGTAAAGGCCATTTTTTAAGTTTTTACATCGTAAAAAGCTAGTTAAAATAAAGGATCTGCTATGAACACCCAAATTTTAAAAAATAAGGGCGGTTTTACTTAGGTACGTACATGTTGTGGTTAGGTAAGAGTATGTATATAGAAGTAGTAACAAGCAAGTACCTAACCTCATACTGACTAGAATTAAATAAAATAGGGCAAAAAAGTTACAATTTGGCTGTCACTGGTTTTTCTTGCTATAACTAAGATCTCAAGCACAACGCAACTCTTACCCTACCAATGGCTCCTGAAGAATCACCTTTTTTAGACACAGATCTGACTCCACAGGACCAAATAACCTTCGCAATTGCCTTTCAAGTCGCTATTAAAGAATTAGGAAAAGACAAATGCTGGTGTCTCAAAGAAAATAATAGAATTGCTCTTCAAGGATTTAAAACTACAAAGATTGACGTCCCTTTCTATAAAAATAGAGATGCAAGACCTTTACTATTAGCAATGATCGATAGTTTTAAGGAAAATACAAAAAATATAATTGTGAGAAGGTCAATTTGTAATTCTAAATATTGCATTAATCCTACTCATTATTATTGGGGAACAAGATCTGACGTTGCATATGAAGAATCAAAACGATGTTTTCCTATCAATAAAGCTATTAGTAAGGACTTAATAACTAAGTTAAGGCTTGAAAAGGAAGAAGGAATAAGTATGAAAGATTTAGCAAAAGCTTATCAACTTCCTTACCACACTGTTAGACGCATCTGCAATAAGATGACTTATGAAGACGTTGCAGGTGATTTAAGACCTGATAGTTTTAATGAGGTTTGGGAAAAGCTATTATTAACTTGCAAAGCATTAACTAAAGCACATCCAACTGAAGTTAAGAACTTTCGGATTAACTATCTCATGAATGAAAATAAAACATGCCCTTGGCACCAAGGTTTAGAACCAACTCACAAAGGAAATTTTGGTTTAATGGGGGAATGCTTGGACTGTATGAAAGAAATAAAAAAAGGAAGATGCACTGTAGATGTCACTAATTTCGATTTTCGTACTTTCTATTGGCAAGCTAAAACCTTCTGGGATCAAGTTGACATACAAGGACCAGATGACTGTTGGGTATGGCAAGGAGCTACTAGAAAGCATGGCACTGAATCAACTGCCTATTTCCCATCACCTTTCCATGCAGCTAAAACTCAGTCAGCTTCAAGGGTAGCCTTTTGGCTCTCTCGCGGATACACTGGAAAATACCGGATCTTCAGTAGGCCAACCTGCAAAGCGTTCTGCTGTAATCCGACGCATCTCACAATCAAAGAACTTAAAAACTGCAAGCATCCAAATGAAATTGAGAACATCAGACTCACCCACGGAAACATCTTCAAACATCACAAAAAGGAAAAAGGTAGTATCAAAAAGAAGTGAGGTAGTACCTAGTAATTATCATTTAGACACGAAAGATTATGCACCAATGGTTGTTATTGGGGGTGCAACAACTTTTGGAGCGTGGTGTAATTCAAAAGAAGAGGCCGATGCTCGTTTAAATCATTTAGAGATTGCTCTTGATTATCATAACTATCCAACAATGGAAGAAGAGAGTACTGGTAAAGAAGGAGTTAAGGCTATGGCTGCACGAGTTAGAATAATGAATGAACTATATGAAAAGGACGGCAGAGATGATCTTAATCATCCCATGCACGGACTATTTACTGGCTTAAAATCTAAAGATGAGCAGGTATCTAACAACAATTCCGAGTAATACAGGTTTCTATAATCTAGGGAAGGTTGAAGCGTATCCTACCGGTGGAGCAGGTCCAACTGCTTATGGACCTACTTCATACTATGGCTCAGATCCACGTCCTGCAGAAGATGGTGATAATTTAAATAATCCTATTGACTTAGGGGATTTTTCCTCTGTTTTTCGTTCCTTCTCCATAAAAAATACTCATGGCGGATTATCACGTAAGCAAACAACTTTTTATAAAATAAGACTAGTTGAACCGAGATCTGTTCAATTTACTCAAGATCAGTCACAATTTTCTTACGAAAAACAAACTAATAAAAATACTCTTCTAGCTTTTTATAAAATAACTGAAGATAAAAGAAGAGAAGAATTACCAATTAATGATGATGGATATGTACATAATGAAGGTGCGATTGACTATACAGATGAGAATACAGATCTAAGCACTGATGATTATCCAATTACTAAATTACCAAAAGGAGAGTATATATTTTTAATCACTAATGATATACGTTACTTAGAAACCTCTTATGCAATAAGTTTAAACGTTAATGTACTTGATTGGGGACTAGTTAAAGATAACTTTGACTTAGCCATCAACTGGGGTCTAGTAAACCAAACCTACGATGAAATGTTAGATTTTGGAGAAGTATAAAATTACTTAATTATCTTTGGTGTAGCATCACCAACTACAACCTTATCACTTCTATCATCCCACTTTTTAATGGTGTCATACCAGTCTCTATCTTTCCAAGATGGTTCTTGAAATTCAGGGAAATAGAACTCATCATTTTCTTTCCTAATTAGGGCCTTAGCATAAGCCTGTTGAGCAGCAGCAAGACGGTCATTAGGTGTAGAAGGTATCCTTGGATCAGCACTTGGAGGAGGAAAACCTGGTCTAATACGTGCATCTCGACTAGCACTACCCCCTTGAGTAGGTGCTAATTGACCAAGAATTGCTGCTGTACCACCTAAATTAGATACTCCAGATTGAGAGCCAAAATCTGGATTATTTCTATTAGCCCACCTAGCTGCATGTTCAGCATGCCTCAAATTAACATCCGCATGGCTAAGTGCGATGTTTGCATCAGTTTCCCCTCTATTCCACCTTCTTCGAGCTATTTCTTCTGTCTGATTGTGTATTCGATTTAAATAAGATGATGCATCTTGATAAGTCTCCTTAGGTGTCACATCCGTTATCACCTGTGGTGGTGGAGGAGGCGGCGGCATTATTATTGTTGGAGGTGGGGGAGACTTCCTGCCCATATCGTCTATTTAAGTTTTATCTCTATACTGATTCTATCTGTCACAAACCCATGTAAATGCTGGACACCAATAACACCGACGGGCAAAAGAGCGAGGATCAACAACAACTCAGCGTAAGTAATCGGGCGGCGCATGACGAACAATATCCTTTCCTCTCAGAGTTTAGCGAACTTGTAGCTAAATTGTCCATAGAAGATCTCCTAGAATTAACTACTCATCAGCAAAAACAATTTGCTAAAGCTCTCTGGGAAGCTTGCAATTATGGAGGATCACGTATTAAATGTGAAAAGAGACTTAAAGAAATTTATGGATCTAAATGGTATCAACTTACCTCAATAGATGAGCATATGGATGACATTAATGACTACTATCGGTGGGTTTTAAGAATTGATCATAAAAAACAATGGGACAATCATCGATTTTGGGCTAATATTTCAAAAGATAAAGTCCTCGAATGACAGTTATAAAAAATGAGGACTGGATCGAAGCCTTAAATCAAACAGAATACGAGCCAATTGAAACAGACGAGAATCTGTATCAAAGCTATAGGTTTTCAGAACTTGACATAAATTCTGTTACAACAAAAAATTATAAAGACCTCTTAGTTGATTCTTTAATTGAACAAGTAGAAATATTTATACCTCCATCGGGTAGCTTTGAAAATGCTGATTTACGACGATATTTAGAATTAATCTGCAGTTATGAAACAAGTACAACTGATCTAATGCTAGGTCTCTCATTAGCGGATCAAATCAGACTTACCTTTAGCGATATGAGAACTAGCACCATTTGTGATAGATATCCAGAAATCAATTTGACAGAAAAACGTAGATATCGCTGTGTTGCAGAATACTTAATAAGACAAGGTGAATTAACAAAATTAAGAGATGAAAATGGCAAATTAATCAAAAAAATAGGAAATATGCAAAAAGCCGTAGTCCTTTATCAACCATTGCCAAAATTATTAGAGACATTAAAAAAATCAGGCTTAGGCCATCTCATTAAATCTGTATTAAAGAAAAAACCAGAGGCTGAAGAAAAGACTGGTGCTAAAACAAAAACTTGATAAACTTAATCAGATAGAGAATCCTATGACAAGTAGACGAAACGAACTCCTCAAAAAACTTCTAAGAACTGTAACTAGTGAGGATGAAGCAAAACTTCTTCAACTAACAATCGAACGCATATGTGCAGATATGTGTGAATTTTATTCAGAGTTCTATAAAAAAGAAGGACCTGGAGCAATGGTCTATGTTCCAGATGCACCAGAAAAGAAAAGCATGTTCTACTTAACAGTAGATCACTTAATGAATGCACTTAACGACTTTAATAATCGAGATATGGAGGGAGTTTCAGAGGTCATGCAAAAAGCAATATCACGGGCTGAACAGATTGATCCAAAGAAAGAGTCATTATTTATTATTCAGGATCAAAAGAAAATGCAATTAATCCATTACAAACATGATAGCGAAGGAGCTGATTTTGTAAAAATGATGTGAAGCATAAAAGAAAGCTACGTTGGGCTAATTACCATTTCGTATTAGGGCGTATAGCTCATCTCAACCATGACTGGATAACGCCAGCTGAATATTTACCCTACATCCATGCCTTATTAGGTGATATTGATCTCGATCCTTGCTCCACTCACTCTGCAAACGTCGAATTCGTAAGAGCTAAAAAAATATATACATTAGAAGAAGATGGTTTAAATATTGAAGAACCATGGACAGGAAAAACATATCTATTCCCACCTACTTTTGGTCGTTGTTCTTTTAGTAAAGAAAGAGGAACATGGAGATGGAGTGTCAAAGCTGGAGCAGCAGCAAAAGCACCTTCAGTTATATGGTTTAGACGTCTAGTTAGAGAATGGAAACTGAGAAACATACCAGAAGCTTTGTTTTACACCATTTATCCAGAAATGATAAGAACATGTCCAGAAATGTGGGATTTTCCAGTCTGTATACCTCCTGACCGAGCTAATCTTATTCATGGAGATAAATTATTTACTTTGAAAGCACCTTTATTTTGGGGTTATTTTGTATATTTACCGAGTCTTGAGTTTGGATTTGATCAAACTGAGCGATTTAAAGAGATATTTTCTAATCTAGGAAAAATTATCTGCTAAATTAAGATTTTAACGATCATGATAGAGATGACAGATACTCAAATTGAAATAGCATCTATTTGTGATGATGTAAAAGAACTTTTATTATATAAAAATCAAAAATATGGTAACTCTGCACTTGAACCAGCTCGAATTTTTAGTAAAGCTAGTGCAGTTGAACAACTATTAGTAAGAATTGACGATAAATTAAATAGAGTGCAAAAAGGTGCAGGCTTGATTAGTGAAGACGAAGATGTCATTATGGACTTAATTGGCTATTTAGTACTGCTTAAAATAGGATTAAAGCGCCAATCAAAAGCTTTACCGTCATGCAGTACGAAACCCTAATAGACAATTACACCCCAGAACTACAACTAATAGACGCTCTAGACATGCTTAAACACTATGAGCCTAAGGCGGCGGAGATCCTAGACCAGTGGGCTTCTGAGTCCAATAACGAAAAAACTGACGAAGAACTTCTCCAGACGGGTCCCACTCCGCTAACTTTTTCTCAAGATATTCAATTGCTTTCAGCTGATTGGGAACCCCAGTATAAGTTTCAGGGAGATTCAATAAACATCTCTTTACCCGACAACGATGAGGAACTAACGTGGGAATCTCTTTATCCGCAGCATAGTAAGTATCCAATTCAACACGACGTCTATCTCTCATTAGATCACCCCCAGACAACCAAATTTGATTGATATAAGGACTCCATTCTCGAATAATTTTGGTTTTACCAGCAGAAGAGTTTATTAACTCTAATAAGCGACATGTTTTAAATGAAGATATCCCAAGACTATGAGCAAAACTCAGTAGAGCTGCCTTTCTATTAGTATTTAAAGGAACTATTACATAACTAGCTACTAAATCCGAAAACTCTTTTAAATCCTCCTCTAATTGACTATCAATTTCCTCTTCAGTGGCCTTATCTGTAGACGCTAACCATCTCTTCCCTAATTTCTTACTGCCATACCCTATACGCCATATACTTTCATCATATTCTCTATAAGAAGCATAACGCCCCATACCAATATAGGTACGAGGCAATGAATGAGTCTTTATTAAATTTATTCCTTTTCTAGTTAAAAAAGGATGTTCCTTCCACCTAGTTCGTAATTTCTGTTTCTTATGGGACGACAACGCTACCGCTGTAACTAACACTAGAGTAACCGTCTAACTTCAATAACACAATATAATTTTTAGCAGCATTGGTTACTGTTACACCAACAACCCCTTTACCTTTACCATCTCTAGCAATATTTGCAAATTTTGAATAACCATTTGGAGCAGAACCTGCTGTATAAGCATCTTCTTGAAAAATCTCCATAGTATTAATGGAGCTACTACGATCAAGTGTCACCTTGATGTCTCCTGTACTACCAGGGTTAACTCGAAAGCCTCTGACAGCTTCCCCAGGGTTAGCAGCAGCTGTAGAACCAAGATAAGTAATCTCAGAACCAGCATCAACGCTTTGTGTATCTAGAGTGCCTTCAATTGTGCGAGTAGCCATGGTACTTAAGAGATCTGTCCTACAGTGGAGATGTTGAATTGAATATCGGCATCAATGCCGTGGTCCTTCATAATATTGAAAAACATTTGCTTATCCAAAGCTTTTTGATGAAGCATCTCAATAAAGGCATCTTCTAAATCCGAACGATCAAGATTTTGAATCGCAAGGGAAGCTGCATGAATTGAAAATTCGACATCAACCGGAAGCTCTAATGCATCCATAAAAAGTTAGAACCTTATAAATATATTACCAGCGCTGAACTGACACTGCAATTCCTCGTCTAGAACGCCTACTTACAATCTTCTTTTCACTACGTTTAAGTAGTAGAGAGCTAATTCCATAGCTCCCACCAAATAATACTATAAAATTTAGGGCAATCAGCTCCAAATGCCTCTATAGTTACACTTATATATTGTACGAGTACTAGAACTTACAAATGCATATAGATGAATTAACTAAAATAGCGGAAAACTTTACAAGAACTGCATTATGTGGAGTAACAAAAGAACAAATTTTAAGAACCTATAAAGAAGCTTATAACTTAAGTGATAATGAAATAAAAGCCTTACTTATACTCTGTAATTTTAAATCAGCACCAAAATCAATTAATTATGAATACTTCTACAACAATCCATTAATATATAAAACAGAAAAGATACCCTACCCTTTTACACAAATATACTTTCATAGAAATTTTTTAACAGATTATGAATGTAAAGAATTAATTGAATGTATAAATAAATCTACTAGAAAATCCACACTAGCAAATGATAAAGATGAACTGTATACATCAGACTATAGAACCAGTGAAACTGCAGATCTACACTTCTTTCCAGCAGAATTAATTCTGGATATAGATAATAAATTAGAAGATTTAACAGAATTAGATCCTTTTATTGGAGAGGCTATGCAGGCACAAAAATATAAACCTGGTGAATATTACAAGGAACATTGGGATTTTTTCCCACCAGGAGATAAAAAACAATATAAAGTCTATTGCGAATGGATGGGACAGCGCACATGGACCACTATGATGTACTTAAATCATGTAGAAGAAGGAGGAGAAACTTACTTTAAACATCTAAATTTAAAAGTTAAACCAGAACCTGGATTACTTTTAGCGTGGAATAATTTATATAAAAATGGAAAACCTAACTATAAAACAATGCACGAAGCCTTACCGCCAATAAAAGGAGAAAAGTATGTAATAACTAAATGGTGGAGGAGTTGGCCCTTAATTTAACTACGTATTAAAAACCCTATCATCCATTTTTTCCCTTACAGTAGCAGGCTTCTCACCAGCTATAGCACGTCTGCCTATATTTACATCACGTTCAGATCTATGATCCTCCATTTCACTAGCAACCTTAAGTGCTCTTTCACGTAAAAATTCATAAGGATCTCTTTTAGGTTCCACTTTACTAAATAACTAACACCACTGTTTTAGTTTAACAAATCTCTCCTCGCAATAATGTTCATTCTCTTTTGTATACCAATCCTCAAGTCTTGATGTAGCTTTCGCTTTATTACAAGGACTACAGCAGCAACACATATTTACCCTCACATGTTGCCCACCTCTAAATTTTGGAATAATGTGGTCAATTGTTGCAGTTTCAGGTGTTAATTCTTCACCACAGTAAGCACATTTCCAATCCCAAGCATCAAAAATATATTGTCGAAAGCGATGTCTAGCATTGTTTGGAGAAAGAACAATTAAGTTGGAGAGAAGATCTTGCTCGCAATGAAACACAGACGTTTTTCGCGTATGAAAAAACTGTAAAATGCATTAACTTAGCTTTTCACTTCCTCAATAATCGTTATATTTTCTTCATCTACTGGATCATAATCAGCATCCTCTAATAACTTGAGTAAATAATAATGGATTCTGTCTGTAACCCAGCGAAGATCTTCATCACTAACGTCACAGACAATTGCATCTATAGAGAGTTCACGAGACGGAGCACGTACATGCTCTGCTAGTAACTCAAGGGCTCGATATCTACTTTTGTTCAACTCGCCCAACATGGTATTAGGGGTCTACGACCTCGGTAGTGGTTTCAGTAGCTGCCTTTTCAGCTTGTTGCTTTTGAATTGCAGAGAACTCTAGAGCACCTAAAATCTTCAAATAACCTTCTTTAGAACGCATCAGCTGCGCTTCAAGCTCTTTAATTTGTGTTTCTAATTGCTCTTTCTGATCTTCTAACTGATCTTCTAATGATTTCGGGGCATCAGCCATGGTTTTAAAAAGTAATTGCTCATCAAAGAGAGAATAGCTCTCCTTAATCTAGATCTCTCTAAAATTTAGCCAACACCAGCCAGATGCGCCACCACTGGCGAATAATCTTGGGTTCATATCCTTAAAGCTATAACGCACATCCTTTCCCGCTAAAGGGTTTCTATCAGACCAAAGTCCATTAATTAAATCCATTTCTCCGAATGGATCTTGAACTAACCAGTAATCTTTTCCATATCCGGTAATCGCTACAAGATGAGTTTTACCCGTTGGATATTCCGGTGTTCCTCTACATAAAAGACTTGCAGCAACGGGTTGACCATTTTTTATTTGCTTTTTTATGTCATAGGAATCAGCAGAGTAAGTAAACGTAGCCTTTATTCCAAATTCTTCTAAAGCTTTAGCATTTGAACTCTTAATTCGACTTAAACCATGCTTATTAACAGCCTCTACATAATCCATAACCCCGTTAATACCTGGTATTTTGAGGTATTTTAAGCACATGGCAAAAGTGAAAACATGACTATCGTCATACTTATCTGACTCTTGGTAGTAGTAAGGAAAATCTTTTAAAAAGATTAAATCTCCATCAACTTCATAAGGTCTATCTGCCGTATCGGTAGACAATCCATTCCAATGGCTATCTAGAACCCACCAGTCGCCTAAACCGCGCATATCTAGCTTTGTATGCTCATCCTTCCGATCAAGCACCTTACAGCGCAATATAGAGCGCGATGGCATTACCTGAGCTTTCTCCTCAACAGTTAATTTATTTTCATCTACAGGATGGCTTTTTAACCATGTATGACATCTTGACGTAACGGAAACCCATGCCCAATGAATAGATGACACATTTTAGAGAAAAGCTGTCCGTATATTACCCAATCCTTATCTAGTTACAACTGATACTTTGTATCATCTTTAGAATTAGGATTTTCAGCCTTAATTACTAATGGAGCCTGCTCAATTCTAATAGTTTGTACAGCAGAATTAGCAGCAGCTTTTGCAATCATTTCCTCCATATCTTTCTTACTAACTTGTCCATTATTTTCACCATTCATTTTCATCGTTCCATCACCTTTTTTAGACGCTGTAGCAATGCCAAAACTGGCGAGAACGCCTGTGAATACTGACGCGATGAAGGTTGGATCTATTTTCTGTTGAGGCACACCTGGGATCGCAACATAATTTAACGTCAAGATCGCACCGGACCACCCAAGTACTACAATTCTGACCCCTGTAGATATAATTGCAGCCTGTTCTTCTTGATCAGGAATAAGTGCATCTTTTACTTTTCCAAACACACCTTTTTTCTTTTCAGTATCATTTTTTACCGAAGATTCTTTTACATTTTCAGGCATCGTAGAGTAGCAAGACGTATTAAGTTTAACCTCAGGTAAACTTATATTGCGAAAAAGAATTATTTAGCCCTATGTGGAAACTAATCCCTTTATTAATGTTCTTTATTGCACCTTCTGCAAAGGCAGATCTGGTTCATAGGCTATCAACGTCAACTCAACTATCAGTCACGGGAGCAGCAACGAGTGCAGAAAGAATTGGTAGTACGTATGCCGTCTCAGGATCAAACATTAAAGTAGGCACTGGTAATAGTGATGTGTTTGGAGGGTTGACGATTGGATCAGCAACGGCTGCGGCAACTATGAAAGCAGGTACCTATGACATAAATACTGTCGGATCAGCGTATTCGTTCTCGGAAAGTTACACTCAAGGGGACGGCATACCAGCAATAGGTAGTGGTGTTGATGTTACCTCTGGAGTAGTAGCTGATATGCCAGCTTTTGGTAATACTACAACGCAATCTGGCGGTGTTGCAGGTACCCTTGCAGGGACAATTACCAGTGCTGGGGTAGTTACGCTAACCGCTGGAGGCGCTGGTACCACTGCGACTGGGCAATTCGTAAGTGAGGTTGTTATAGGAGACTAAATAGGCTACAATGAAACGCTTATTAACCGTCTTATCACTACTGTTTATACCTGAAGCTGGAGCAGTTCCTGTGATTCCAAATTTCACTCAAGGAGGAATGACCAGCCATACAGAGACAACATCTAAGGTAACGGAGACGATAAATTCAATTGATTATCAAACAGGGTGGCAGTATACTGTGACCGGCACCAATGTCGATCATTCGGGATCAAGCATCTCTCCAGATGCAGTTACTGGTAATTCAAATACGCTTCAAGGTGTGACTTCTACATGGACGGGTCTAGACGCTGCAAACAAACCAGATTGGACAATAGTGAATCCTGCTGGCAGCTTTCAATTTACAGAATCTTATCGCGCTCCAGGGATGGTCAACCAGACCATAATACAAAGAGTCACCGAGATCCAAAGTGTGACCGACACAACGTCAACTTTCAGCAATTAAGCTCCTTTCTATTAGTATTTCTCAATGCGGTATCACTACTCCCCACAGCAGTACGCGCTTCGGACGTTGGCGGTGTTAGCGCCACTGCTAATCCTGTGGCTAATAGTAGTGGTAGTGTCACCAACCAGGCCATTCAGGTTTTGCAGGGACCATACGTCACCAACACCTACGGAGATGGAATCAGTTGCCAAGGACCTACCCTAAACATCACTCCATTTATTACTGATAGCCATAGCTTTCAAAAGCCTAGAGAATATTATTATGATGATCCTGTATATGATGTCTCTGACGCCAACGATGATGGAATCGTCGATAATCCCGGCTCCATTCTCTACTACGTGCCAACAAGAACAGGTCAGAAAGATCAGTTCAACTTGTCCTTGGGAATTTCCGCAACCATTTCCATACCCCTTGATGGAGGACTGCAAGCCAGATGTAAAAGGGCAGTGGATACACGACTTGCAATGCAAAATCAGCTTATAGCAAATAAAAGATTAGATTTTGAAATAGCACGTCTAAAAAATTGTGGTGAACTATTAAAAGCGGGAGTAGCCTTTCACCCTAAGTCGAAGTCAGCAGTCATCTGCTCGGACGTCATGTTGGTGAATCCTCCAGGGGTAGTTGGCCCTCATACACATTCTATTTCTTCTTCGGCTCCTTTAAAGGAGGGAGACTCCTTTTCTCTCGGTACTGATTTGAACGAATCTCAGAAATAGTTAATTTCCTTGGAGTTTTACCAAGTTTCTTCTGAACTGCTGTAATAACTTTTTTGACGATAGGCTTTACAGTTTTTAAAAGTAAATCAGCTAAAGGTTTTGCAAGGACACTAGAAACAACAGCAGTAGAAGCAATAATTGCAGTAGTAGAAGCAATTTGTGGCGAGGGTAAGTATTGTTCAGTAAATCCAATATCCTCGTATAACGTTATACAAATTGTCTTATCTTCATTTAACTCAAAACCTACTACCTTTTCTTTTTGATTCTGAGCAACGTCTCCTATACGTGGAGCATTAGGACCAGGACATGGCACCTCTTTCTTAGGTACTTCAGGTACTTTTGTTTCTGGAGTTTCAGGAGCAGGTGGGGCTGCGTAGGCAGGAGGTTTTGCTGCAGTGGTATAAACTAAATCCTCAGGACTATAATCCATAGCATTGAAACTAGGATATTGCCCATTAGGACATAACGTTTTTAAACCATTTGTATCCTCTATCGGTAAATTTTGTGCTCTCTTATCATCAGGATGAAATTCAACACAACCTGGTATATCAACTACAGGAGTACCAATAAGTACAGTAACTGGTGGAGTCTCAGGAGCTGTAGGTTGTACAGGAAGACTCCATATTTGAATGTGTGGTGTACTTATCTCAGTGACCTGAATATCAATATCAGGTATCTGTTCCACTATTTAGGAAGCCCTATACCTAAACCAGCAGAAGGAATTGGACTAGCTGGTCCAGTCATACTTGGGAGTTTAGTATCTACTAATGAAGGTAGTGATCCAGTAACTGAGTCAAGGACTTGAGACTTAACCTTATTAATAAGTTGATCTCTTTGTAGGTATACAAATATACCACTCCCGACAATAGCGATAGATACAACGCCAGACGAAAGAGCGATGATATTAATAATTTTTTGCATATCAGAGTAACCCTTTACCTTTAGTAATAGCTGCATCGATAGCAGTAAAATTCTCAGAGCCCCAGATAGATGTAGTTTCATCTAATTTTTTGTATGCCTTGATTATTTCAAGATGGTCTACATTTCTTTTGATTCTTTCCTTAAATTCATCATTAGTTTCATCTGATCTTTTGGTAGTGTTAATAGAGGTAACACTATCACCAGCAGCAGAAAAGATTGCTGCTACTTCATCGGTTGTTCTTTCTTCCATGGAAATAAAAGTGAATAGGTAAATTCTACCCTGCTTCGAGGGCAGCGACTTTTGCAGATAGTTCTTTGACTGCGTTTATTAAATACCAAGTCAAATTATCAGAGTTAACTGTTTTAACTCCCGTTGATTGAGTTTTTACGCACTCTGGTAATATTTTTTCTAATTCTTGTGCAATAACTCCTAATTGTTGACCTTCTTTTTCAACTACTGCTGATTTAGGATTATCAAAATCAATAATTTCATCTTCAGTTCTATACTCAAAATTACGAATTTGTATTTGATTAAGAATATCTAAACCAGTATTATTATCTACAATATTCTTTTTAACTCTTTCATCAGAAGTAGTTGACCAAGTTGTAGTATTTCCTGAATGATAAACTCCATTACCAACATTACCAACCATTAAAGTACTATCACCTTTTCCACCAGCGTTATATCCTATAGCTATTGAATATTGATCATCAGCAGCATTTGTATTAGCATAAGCACCAATCATGACATTCCTTATGCCAGTGGTTATAGGAGCGTTGTAATCACCTGCTCTATAACCAACACAAGTATTGTATTCTCCTGTTGTGATAGCTTTTCCTGCAAGTTTACCAAGGCCAGAATTATAAATACCTGTTGTTAAATCATATAAAGCATCATGACCAATACCAGTATTACCTACTCCACCAGTAGACAAAACCAGTGAATTTTGACCAACAGCAACGTTACCAGTACCTGTTACATGAGAATATAAAGCACCAGATCCACAAGCAGTGTTTTCACTGGCAGTTGTATTTGCTTCTAAAGCTCTATGTCCGACAGCTGTATTATAGCTACCTTCTGTGTTTGCTTCTAACGCTTCATAGCCAACACCAACGTTGTACTGTCCAGTTGTAGTTGAATATGCAGACTGGAAACCAAGACTAGTATTACCAGTACCTGTTGAAGTACTAGTCTGGGAGAAATATCCAATAGCTGTATTACCATCAGCCTCAGTTTGAGCATCTAAGCAATAAGCACCCATAGCAACGTTATATTGTCCTGTCGTGTTATTCCCTAAAGCGTTATAACCAACGGCTACATTCCTAATTCCTGTTGTGTTGTTGTTTAAGGCAAACGCACCAAAGGCAGTACCTCTATCACCTGTAGTGTTGTCCTGTAAAGCTCTATAGCCAGTAGCAGTATTATGTTCACCAGATGTATTTTGCTTTATTGCCTCCCAACCAATAGCAGTGTTGTAATTTGCAGTTGTAGGCTTTTCTAAAGCACTAACACCTATAGCGACGTTGTGCGAGCCTGTAGTGTTATCTGTTAAAGCCGACACACCGACAGCAACGTTTTGTGTGCCTGTAGTGTTATCCATTAAGGCGTTTACACCAATAGCCGTATTACTTCCACCTGTAGTGGTTGCATACAGGGTTTGAGCACCTAAACCAGTATTTAAGTCGCCTGTCGTAATTACTCGACCAGCCGAAAAACCTAAAGCAGTATTGTAACTAGCAGTTGTATTTGCACCTAAAGTATTTTGTCCAATAGCGACGTTATAAGATCCTGTTGTGTTTGCATCTAATGCATATGAACCTACAGCAGTATTTACAGCACCAGTTGTATTTGCTTTTAAAGATTGATAACCAACTGCCGTATTATTATCGGCTGTTGTATTTGCTTGTAAAGCATACATGCCTACAGCAGTATTATAATCTCCTGTAGTATTGTATTGCAGACCATGAGTACCTACAGCAGTATTAAAACCTCCAGTTGTATTTTCAGATAAAGCTGTGTTACCTACTGCAGTGTTGTAATGACCAGTAGTATTTGCATCTAAGGCATAAGTTCCAACAGCAGTAAGAGTATTACCTGTTGTGTTATTAGTTAATGCATCAGATCCAACTGCAAGGTTTCCTGCTGCTGTATTTGATTGTAGTGCGTTATTACCAATCGCAACACTTTGATTACTTGTTGTGTTTGTTTTTAATGCGTTGTATCCAATTCCAATATTGGAAGATCCAGTTGTATTTGCTGTTAAAGATCTAGAACCAAGAGAAGTATTATAGTTACCTGTTGTAGTTGCATCTAAAGCAGTATAACCAATACCAGTATTTTCAGCTCCTGTAGTATTCGCATATAAAGCATTCTGACCTACACCAGTAAGCTTTGCTCCTGTTGTATTGTTAGCACAAGCATAATCACCAAAAGCAGTGTTTGTCTCGGCTGTAGTATTTGCATTTAAAGCAAAATTACCAAAAGCACAGTTATAGTTACCTGTTGTATTTGAAGCTAAAGCTCTATCTCCTAATGCATTATTTCTTGTTCCTGTTGTATTTGTAGTTAACGATTGGAATCCAACAGCAGTGTTATTATCGGCTGTTGTATTAGCCTCTAACGCCTCTCCTCCAACAGCCGTGTTTTTCTCTCCTGTTGTATTAATGATTAAAGCACGATGACCTAATCCTGTATTTTTTGCTCCTGTTGTGTTATTAGCTAAAGCACTATATCCAACAGCAACATTCTCATTCGCTGTCGTATTATCTTCTAGAGAATTTTGTCCAACAGCAACGTTATAACTACCTGTAGTAGTTAATCTTAAAGCATCAGCACCTACGCCAGTATTACCATCTCCTGTAGTTATTGTTGTTCCTGCTTCGTAACCAATAAGAGTATTATTTTCAGCATTGGTTCCATCAAAACTATCCCCTGCAGCTGCACCAACTCTGGTATTATTTTGAGCATCAGTGGCGTCAATACCTCCCTCTGCAACTAGTATTCCAGTAACAGTCGCTCCCGTATTAGATGTCTCAAACCTTGTTACATTATCATATTTAAGAAAACAACCACCATCAGGAACAAATACAGCCATTTCCTCACCACCCGTCTTTCTTAGATAGGTGTTGTAAGTCGTATCTATAAATAAATGACCAACAGCATTAGTTATATAAGAATTGGAACCGTCATGATATATGGAACAATCTGATGAAGTTCCAAATGCAGCCTTAGCATTATCCGCAAAAATCAAATCATCTACTGACTTATCCCAAGTAACACTTGCAGATGCACCAGTAAACGTTACATCTCCGTCGTGTGTAGCACCATCGTCTACATGGATTCCAATGGTGTTTGTTCCTGTATTGGTTGTCGAAAATTTATGTGCTGAGTCATAATACAAATTAGTAGCACCATCTATGTTAAATACGGCTACATTATCCGAATCATCATGATTCCTTATACGGACAGAGCTACTAGCTGGCGCAATCATCTTTAATTGACCATTAACACTTTTTATCAACGAGTTGGAAGTATCATGATATACCTCTAGGTCCGACGAAGATCCAACTAATAATTTTTTATTATCAGGTAATTTAAATCCATTACCGTCAAGAGTGAAAATTTGAACTCCATCTGAAGTGAAACCCATCGTTCCACCAGTTACTGAGTACAATCCTGTATCGTTGTCATTTCCAAAGGTAATACTTGGGGCGGTAGCACTACCTGCAGGGAACTCAGTACCTACTGTGACGTAGTCTGCACCAGATAAAATAACGCCGAAGAAGGCATGTCCATTAGCTGGAGCTGAACTAAATACAATATTATTTCCTGATATTTTGAAACCTGCACTACCCGTCGGATCAGGTTCTTGAATGACTCCATTAACTGAGATATAAATCTGCTGAGTGTTAATTGGAAAAGGTACTGGAGCTGATCCTCCAACTAGTAATGCAAACGAAGTTGTGCTCCCATTAAAACTAGAACTTATATCGTCAATAATTTTGTTGCCTGACTCCGCAACTTGCAGATCATTCCCAATATACATTTGTATTAGATGACTTTGTTATCTTCTATTGTATTTCTACTCTATTTATCTATTCCGCTTCGAATTTAGTATTTGGACCATCAGAAGAAGGTGCCTTAGGCCATACAACTGCTCCGTAGCCATCTTTAAAATATGTTTGTGGAATATCTCTCAATGCTTGTCTATAGGCAGACCAAGCTGCTTGATCTACAGTGCAACCTGGTGTCATTGTCCAATCTGTTGTCCAAAGTAAATAGTCTCTTTTCTTTCTAATAATTACCCAACTAGTTTCTTCTAATGTAAGAATAGTCTTATCGAATCGTTTATCAATTTCATCCTTAATGGAAGCAAACTGTGCTTGTAATTTACTAATATCACCAACAGTAGATAATCCCATAATTCTAGGTCTGATCTAGATAACTGAGAGTGAGATCCATTGCAGTTGCTGTATCACAACGTGCTCGTATAACATCACTAGCTTCGAGAATAATTTTACTACCTGTAATCAGTTCTAAAGAAGATCCAGCAGGAACTGGAACACTTTTCAAGAGATAAACATTATCTCCACTATTAGGAACTAAGTACACGTCTACGTTTGCACTTGTACTTGTTTTATTTGCAACTAAAGCATTAAGGATAATAACAGTTGAAGAAGCTCCAGCTACGAGAATGTTCGTATTTGTACTAGTCACAGCATCTGTAACTAAACTCGATTTAGTTGCTTGTTTGAAGGTATTTGCCATATTAGCCTAAAGCGACGATGAGAGCGATGTTGTCATTAGAATTAAATAAGCCATTCACCGATAGGTTTCCTGTAATAGAAACGTTACCTGGAATAGTTACTGATCCACTTCCATCTATTGTAAGCCTAGCAACGCCTCCAGTTACCATAGCCACTTGATCAGAACCTGGTGAGATAATTCCAGTGTTTGGATCACTCGCAAATTTTAACGCACAACTTGTTAATGAACCAAGTCCAAAAGATGAATTAGTTCCATCCTCTCTTAATAGTGCTATACCACCAGTAGTAGTATTATCGTGTACAACACAGACTTTTTTATCTGTGTCTACTGTTACTTCTCCTACCGCACCAATAAAAGTAGAAGTTTGATTTGTCGATCCTCGACGGAGTTGTACTTGGGTTGCCATAAGACTATCCTAATGCAACTGCTATTGCAGTAGCGAAACTTTCGGTAGCTACATTTCCAGTTTCATCTGGAAGTGTAAGAGTTCGATCCGCAGTTGGATCGGTAACTGTAAGAGTTGTCTCATAAGCATTAGAAGTAGCACCTTCAAACACAAGTGGACTTGCTCCTGCAAATACTGCACCAGTTGCATCTATTGTTCCTGTAATCGTAGGACTAGTAATACTTTTGTTTGTTAAAGTTTGTGTCCCTGCAAGAGTTGCTACTGTGCTATCAATAGCGTAAGTAACAGTCGATCCAGTAGCACTGGTATCAATTCCAGTACCACCTGTAAGAACTAAAGTTGCCGAATCTAAATCAATAGATATTGATCCAGAATCAGTTTGAATATCTAGATCTTCAGCAGTAACTTTAGTATCTACATAAGTCTTGATACTCTGTTGAGTAGCTAAATGACTAGCTGAGTTACTAGCCATATCATCTTCATCTTTTATAGATGTACCTGAAATAGTACTATTTAAAACAGCACTAGTTAGTGTTTTATTCGTTAAAGTATCTGAAGTATCACGACCTATAAGAGTATCAGTTGCATCAGGAAGTGTAAGAGTTCGATCTGCAGTTGGATCTGTAGCTGCTAAAACTGTTTCATATGCATCAGCAGTTGCCCCTTCAAATGTTAGAGATGCATCACTAAGATATAAACCAGAAGCAGTAGGAGACGTTAACGTCTTATTTGTTAAAGTTTGAGTTCCAGCTAATGTAGCGACAGTATTGTCAATGGCGTAAGTAACTGTAGTTCCAGTAGCACTTGTATCAATACCTGTCCCACCCGTTAAAACTAAAGCCTCAGAATCTAAATCAATATCTATATTTCCAGAATCAGTTTGAATATCTAAATCTTCAGCTGTAATTTGTGTGTCTACATAAGCCTTGATACTCTGCTGTGTTGCTAGATGACTAGCAGAATCACTAGCCATATTGTCTTCATCTTTAATTGAAGTTCCTGAGATAGTACTATTTAAAACAGCACTGGTTAACGTTTTATTCGTTAATGTTTGAGAAGCATCTATCAGCGTAAGAGTTCCACTAACATCTGGTGCTGTAAGAGTCCTAGTAGTACTACCTGAAATACCGGAACATTCAAATGCTAATTGCTTTGTATTGTCTGAATTGTCTCTAATTCTGAATCCACTATCGTCAGTAACTACTGCTGTTGAGGTAATAGAAGACAAACCTGTAATTGTTGTAGCAGTATTACCTAAAGCAATACCAGTACTTCCAACTGTTACTGAACTATTAGCAAGTTGAGAGTTAGGGATTGAACTTGTTCCTATCTCTCCAGTACCAGAGTTATATGTAAGCCCTGAACCACTAGCAGCACTTAATGTGTTGAGCAATGCAATTGTACCAGTTGCATTGGGTAATGTAATAGTCCTATCAGCAGTAGCATCTGCAGCTGTTAATGCTATTTCATAAGCATCAGCAGTAGCCCCTTCAAATGTGACATTGCCACTTCCAATACTAATAGTATTTGCAGCAGCGTCTGTACCTGCATATAACGTCGTTGCAGTTAAAGATGTTAAACCTGCAAGAGTTGCTGAAGTTACCCCTAAACTTAAACTCGTACTTCCTATAGTTATTGAACTATTTGCAAGATTACTATTAGCTATTGATGTACCAGTAGTTAAAACTGTTCCTGTATTATCTGGAAGAGTAATAGTTCTATCAGCAGTAGCGTCACTCGATGTTAATGTCGTCTCATATGCATCGG